CCCAAAGGATATTCTGCTTGTCCATTGCGCCGATCCGCCGCAGACCAGAAGCCTCAACCATGCCCGTCTCTATATTTATCAGGGAATAGGTTTCGTTTGATTTTGTGACTTTGGCGTCCATTTCCGTGTCTCCCGTTTTCGTTTCCTATGCCCTGAATATAGCTACCCGCCGCGCATTGTCAATAGCTATTTTACATTTTTGCAAATTGTTTTTGCTTATTGCGCCGGTCCTGCCGCGCCCTCTCGCGCTTGCCTTCCTTGCGTTCGTATATCTTCCCGCCCACGCCGCCCGGTTTTTTTGCCTTAGCCGGGAGTATCGTGATGATGTTTCCGCCGTCAAAAATCGCAGTGAAAAGCCGTTCGGTGCATTGGGTTTTTCCCATGGACAATTCGGCTTTGACCTTAGGCGTGGCAATCATTTTCCGCACTGCCTCATATTCCAGCCCAGCCGCAGCACAGTGAGCCTCAGCGACAACCCGCGCGTTGCCGTCCGCATACACATTGCCAATGTCGAGAATGCGCTGGCAAAAGCGCGTGACCGCGTGCGGGGCTATCCAGATTTCATCCATACTCATGCTTGAACCTTCTCCCGTTTGAACTTCGCGCATCCCAAATAATCCGCCACCTTTTGCCCCTTGTGCGCCGTGCAGGTCTTAGCCATTCCAGTGCGGACAATATATCGGCAGACCTTGCAGCGGCGGGCGCGGTCTTCCTGATACGTGACCGCGTTCTTTGCGTCCTTACTCGACAACTCCGATCCCCCGCTTAAGGCTGGCCGTGATGTCTTGAATGGCCTTTTCCGTTGCCGGTTCGGATGCGCGGAGTTGTTCCGTCCGTTTGATGGCAGATATGACCGTTGTGTGGTCAAACTCGCCCCAGCGCCGCCCTATTTCCGGCAATGAACGCGGTGTGAGTTGCTTTGAGACAAACATGCCGATCTGGCGAGGCCGGGTTATTGCGTGCGTCCTGCGGTGCGACGTAATTTCATTTATCGTAAGACCGAAATGCCGAGCCGTTGCCCTCACCACGTCCTCCACATAAATCTTGCGCTCGAAAAACTCATGGTCTTGCGGTTCTTCCCCCGTCCTTGCCGCATAATCCTTGAACGCCTTCCAAACCAACACATGCAGATCGAAATAATGATGCCAACGATTTACGGTCGGAAGCAGTGCGGGCGGCATTATCCGCTGGACCGGCTGCGGCTTCCATGGGCTTGCGTTCATTATCCTTTGTCTCGCCGCCTTTGCGCCCTGATAAATTGCGGCGGCGGAACTGTATTCAATGGCGCTCAAAGTCTGCATTACTCACTCACTTTTTTGGGGATAAACTTGTTCAAGACAGCAAGTGCGCCTGAGCGGAAACCATCAACGAATTTCATTTGTTGTGCATGAACAAACTCAGAATATTCTCCATCTGCGCTCATGCCGTCGCATGGCATTTTTTCCACTCTGTCAACAACCATTTCCCATACTTCTTGACGTGTCATAGCCCATTCACCATTAATGCGATGTTTCAAACTGTTGCAGGAATTTGGATTTGGGAAGCTTGGAGAGATCAAGCGGCTCCGAATTGGAATACCGCGACACATGCGACGGCTTCCTTGTCGGGAGTTCATCCATCCAGTGACCGCCGCGAAGCCAACGGGCGGGCTGCTTGCGGAACTTAGGTTCCTTTTCTAGCTCACTCGGCAAAAGTCGCACATACCCGGCTATGATGTCGGCAGCCGCATATTCCCGCGTCCGAGTTTGCCACATTTTCAGGGCTTCCAACTTGCCTTCCTTGCGCAGCTGTATCGACCAGAAGGCGGAGAACCCGTCAGGATCTTGTTTCATTGTGAGGTTCCCTTTCAAACCAATGCTTCTTGCATTCCGCCAAACAGCGGCCCGTGATCGTCAACTTGCTTGTGAGCGCGCTGTTTGCGAACGCCCGGCCCCTTGTCAGCTAGATTCAAACGCGCGGCGATGTCTGCCTGATATTCAGCTTCCCTTTCAATCAAAATGCACTTGAAACCTTCGCGCCAAGCCGCTTCGCCCGTGCTGCCACTGCCCGCAAAAGGGTCAAGGATTGTTCCTCCCAGCGGCGTTACCAATCGGCAAAGCCATTGCATTAGGTCAACTGGTTTAACCGTAGGGTGTTTGCTGCCGATGCGGTCTAGTTTGTCAGCTTTTGCACTGTAAAAGAAGCGCGCGGCGGAGCCTGAACTTGCGTCACGGTCCTGCATGGCACGTTCGTAATTCTTGCCGGACATGGCAATGTTCTCGCATTCCTTTTGGATATAAGTTGACTTTGATGCGCCGCTACTCGTTTCAGGAAACATCGCCAGCACTTCGTCGCTGCCGTCGTGGCAAAAATTAGCCGGCCAGCGGCCCGCCGTGTTCTTGTATTGAAACGGCTTGTCGCTTCGATTTGTTTGTGGTGCTAATTTGTCCGCGTCTGGATTTGCTGCGGGGCGCGTCATTTCAAGTTTTTCGCCGTTCAAGTCTACCCGACACCCGTCAATATTCAGCGCGCCCGTTCCCCATTTCAACACATTTGCCGCAACGGTCTTTTCGGATAGCGGCTTGCGGGCGAGGCAGATTGGTTCAAGGGCGGGTTTGAGCGCTGTTCCGAATCCTTGCCATTTTACGGCTTCGGGTGTAACAGGCTCACCCTTTTCGGCGCGCTCATATTCGGTCCCTTTTGCCGACTGACCGACTGTTCTTTCCTTAATTGCCCCAGCGCGGCCGCGCCAATTACCCGCAGCCTTGTCAATCGCCTTGCTAATGTCATGCGATTTCGGAAATCCACTTCCGTAAGTCCAGGCCAGCATATCCCTAATTTCAAATCCGCTATCCTCAATCGCACAAGCAAGCCGATGATAAGACCGCGTGCCGCTAAACGCGACAACGTGACCGCCCGGTTTAAGCACGCGCATGATTTCCGCCCAGAACTCAACGGCAAATGCAGTCTCGCCCGTGTCCCATTGCTTCCCCATAAATCCGCGCGCCGCTCTAGCGTAAGCAGCCAAACCATTGCCGTCGCCGTAGTCTTTCGGCGGCGCGGCATTCTCACCGCCAAACCGCTTCACAATTGAGACAAGAGCATACGGAGGGTCGGTCACGATTGAATCAATCGAATTGTCGGGCATGGCGTGGATCACATCGCGGCAATCGCCGGGGCGCAGTTCAATTGCACAGTTTAGAAATTTCTGGATCATTGCGCATGTCTCTCGTGATACCGGCTAATCATGTATTCGATCATTTCCAAATCGTGTTTCTTTTGGGCTATCTCAAATGACGGGCGCGGATGCGGCTTCCCGTTCGGAGTGGATAGCCATTGCCGCAGTGACCATGCTTTGCCTTCTAGCCATTCAAGGATTTGCGCGGCGGTGAAGGTATTCATGACATAATCAACCGCCGCAAAGCATCGACTTCGCGCTGCGCCTTCATTGCGTCCTGCGATTTCATCTTGGCAATCTCCAATGGCGACAACCCGTAGTAGGGCGATTTTGGTTTGTCTATTGCAGCCTTGTGATGCGTTTCAATTCCAATCCTCTTGAACGTCAAAGCCCGTTCTTTCAGCCACGCCTTGTAAGGCCAGAAAGCCCGCTCACCAAACGGATAGGCCGCGTCTATGGCGCGTTTCTTCTCGTCTGGCGTTGCAGTGTCAGGCAAGGCTGCGAGCGCGCTCTGTATGGCCTTGGCGGATTGTTCTCCCCATGTTGACATTATGCAGCTTCCCTTGCCTCAATTTCAGATAGAATGGCGTTGCCTATTAGCTCAGGGATTTGAGGGACTACGGCGTTTCCTAGGGAGGCAGTTCTGTCCACCCTATAGGGTAACCCATCATCCACTCGACATATTCCGGATGAGGGCGCGCACCCAAAACCGGCTTTCCTAAAAGTGCCGTAGTCAAACAATCTAAACGTTGTTTCCCAACTGTTGGATTGGTGAAGCCTCTGCTGGTTCTTGGCGTAGGCAACAATCCAGATTCTATCTCTCTCGTGGGACGCGCCAATGTGGCCAGCCGGGATGCAATGCCATTCCGCATCGTGCCCGATCTCGGCCAAGTCTCCGAGTATTCGCCCAAACCACCCCCCTCGTTTTTCACTAGGGCCAGAAAGCAAGTTTGCGACGTTCTCCACGATGACGTATCGCGGTCGTAACTCGCTAATAAGCCTAACGATTTCTGACCATAGTCCTGAGCGTGTTCCTTCGCCCATTCCC